TGTTCTCTGCATACTTTGCAGCTGTTACTTCAATGCGTGGCTTTGTGTAAGCCATTGCTGTTACAGCAGGGCGAGCAGCTTCAACTGCGGCAGCCTCAACTGTAGGTGTTGCTTCGACTGCTGAAGTGGTTTCTTCCACGGGGGCTGTCTCGCTTTCTGTTGGTTGGTTGGTTTCTTCTGCATCAGATTCTTCTGCTGCAATATCAGTAACTTGAGCAGACTTAAATGCTGGCTCTGTTACTAAACTGGTTTCGACCAAGCGAGCAGCGGACACATAAGTCACGCCGTCCTTAATCTTTGACTTGATTACTTCTGCTCCGATGCTCAATCCTGACTGCAAGCCTTCTTCTGCAAGGATGAGAGCCTCTGTACCGCGCTGTGAACGGCTTACAGAGAATACTGCGTGGATTGCATCTTCTGATTCGCTAAATGAGACCATGCGACCCAAAGGCTTTTTATTGTCATGCTGGCTAAGTAATTTGATTGCCTTAGGGTCTGCAATCTCAATAGAGCCGGACTCAAAGATGACCTTGCCCATGTTTGTTGATCCTGCTTCAACGTTAAGCGGAACAATCTTTCCTGAGATTGTGCGGCTCGCTGAATCTGCTGTGAGTTCAGCAGAGAAAGTAATTATCTGACTCATATCATTGTCTCGCTTCCGTTTGGTGTTAGGTCGGTCATTGCCATAGCTTGCTCTTGAGTAATTAACTGCAAGTCAAGCATCTCGCGGATGACGGCTAATTCTGCAAGTGGGTCTGTGCGTAGGTAATTCTTGTCGATGTCAAACTTGACGATATTGCCGCGGGCTGTAATGTCATCCATAGATAGACGATCCTCGATAGCCGAGATAAATGGCTGCAGGGATAGCGTCAGGAACTGGCGGCGCTCATCCTGCACGTTGGCATATGTCATGGTTGTGTTTTGGTCAGCCGAGACGTAGTAAGGCGGCACATTGCAAAGGCGAGCAATCTCTGTTGCTAGGTTCTGAATAGCCTCGTTATACATCATGTCTTTCGGGGAGAACTGTGTGCCTTGGAACTCGAGAGTGCTAGTGAGATACGCCGTTGAATTGTTATTTCTGCTCCTGCGCCAAGCTGCAAGCAAACCAGATACTTCTGCTGGTGGAAGATCTGCTCCTGTGTTCTTTAAGATGCCAGATGCCATTGGTGTAGCTGCTGAAATAGATGCAGCCTTCTGAATGTCAAGAGCTGCGCGGATTGTTGAATAATTAGTATTAAGGATTCCATCGTTAAGTGACTGGAAGGTGATGAGAGAACCTAAGCCGTCCATCGGTACTGTTGTGCCGTCAATTGCGTATGACTTGACAAAGATATTGTCTCTATCAAGTGTCGCTGTCACGCGGCTGTTGGCTACCCACTCAAAGCGTGATGGTCTGCCATCTTCCTGATAGGTCTCAATTACCTGCCAGAAAGCTTGTCCGTAAAAGAGAAGCGAATCAACTGTGTAGGCAATAGTTACGGATCGTGGTTGATGATAGGAAGGCTGGTCTAACCACAATGGCTTGCCTAATTCTTCGCCTGTAGATTTCTTGTAAAGTTCTAATGGGATTGCTCCGATTGTTCCGGCCAAAAGGTTTCTACAGCGGGCTAACGCAGGTACGCCGAGAGCCTCGGTGCGTCCGACATAAGCAAACTGGAAAGGCATGGCATAAGGTGAATACTCACCAAGGACTTGTGGCGCGTACTGCGCTTCGACATTTGATGTCGGTGTTGCACCTGTCAGGCGCGAAAAGAGACCCATAGGTCGCAATTATACACTACATATAGATTATTCTGTGTATATAGCCGCTACCTGTTGTGGTTTGTAAAGCATGTGAACAACCATGGCGGTAGCAATCGCGCCAGAGACATCGCCAGCACTCTTGCGTTTAACAATGCGCCAAGCCGAATCATTAACCTTGGCTGCGCAGTTATTCATCTGCTGAATCCAGTTGGCTTGACCAGAGTGCAGTAGTCGCTTATTGACTAGGGCATCAAGAAGGTCTCCGCAAGCCTGATAGAACGAAGCACCAGAGATGTCTTGGGTAATCTGTCCAGCGTTTGTCAGCTTGTCGCTGATGGATTGAGCTGTGTATTTGTCGTAGCAGATTTGGCGCGGGCGATACTGGTCAGCCCATGCCTTGATGTCCACGGCAATCTTTAGATCATCAACGCTTACTTGTGACTCCCACGTCTGTAGGATTCCAACTCCGATGCGACCATCTGGGAGTATTTGTCCAGCAACCAGACTTGCATTCCGGCGAGACGGAGACACATCAAATGCAAAGACTGTATAGCCGCCCACAGGAATCGTGAGTGCTGAGTCGCTCGTATCTTCAAGTACGCCATGTGGCCACGGAGAAGCAAGAGAGTCAATCCATTGGCAGAGCAACTCAGTTCTAGTATTTTCAATAGGGCTTGTCGCAACAGCTTCTTCAAGTGCTTCCTCGCTTATCGTATATGAGAGCGCAGGGTTGGCTTGAGCCCAACCTACGCGATCCGTAATCTTGCAATATTGGGGAGCCGAATACTCATAAAACCCAAAGCTTTTAGGCGGGTTCTCAAGCGCCCTTTCTCTCATGCCATTTAGGACAACCGAGAAAGCGTCTCCTGCATTTGAGGTAAGAAGCGTTTGAGCATTTGGACGAGCTCTAGTCGTTGGGATAGCGGCTCGAAAACCCTCTTCGTTAATCTCTCGGAGTTCGTCAATAAAGAGAAAGTCTGCAGTTCTGCCTCTAGATCCATCTCTAGTTGCTGCGACAACATCCAGCCTTCTTCCATCCAGCATCTCAATAGATTCTGTGCCGTTGGCGTATCTAATCTGTTTGACGAATCCTTTGAGGTGGTCATTGTTCTCCAATACTTGTGCGACTTGTCTAAAGGTGTCCAGAGCCATGCTTCGATTAGAGGACATGATAAGGACGTTCTTACTATCCCACTTAATCAGGTGAGCTAAGATAAGCATACGAGCTAAGTGGGTCTTTCCGTTCTGTCGAGCAATGAGAAGCAGGTTTGTCTTACGAATCCACATGCCTTTCTTGTCCACGCCTAGCATGTCCTTGAGGACGTACTCCTGCCATGGAAGCAGCGGCATATCTATGATCGTGCAAAGGTCTTTGACATCTTGCAGCTTGTTAGCGCCCTTTAATGGGATGCTGGCAAGCCTTGGTTTGGTTGCCCCTCGTAAGGCTTTGGACTGCTTGGCTGGCATCGGGTTAGTTACCGACTGGTCTGGCTGTGAATGGACTGTCTTGGTGAATCTCGGACTGCATCGGAGAGGGATAGGCAGAAAAAACAGGGGGGGTACTCTTGCGCTCTAAGAAAACGCGCTCATTGCGTGAGCCCTTGCTGCTGTTGCAAGACACACAGCATGTACGCATGTTGCCCTCGTCTATCGCAAGCTCCGGCGCTTTGCTAACTGGGATGATGTGGTCAATGGTCATGTTCTTATTCTCTGCACCACAGTAGTAACACACATACCCATCCCTAGCCAATACTCGAAGGCGTACTTCCTTGTACTTCCTAGACAATCTAGGATCACCCTTCTTTGTACTCATTGCCATCCTTTAGTCTTGAGATGATGTAAAGCCTTACAATAGTCAGGCTCATCATACTCTGTATAACCATACCTATGTTGCACATACTTCCAATAGAAGTAGAACTGATAGTCATATGGTGCATCTATCAGCTTGGTATTGCGTATCTGGTAATACCCATAATGACTACCATTAACTGCATCTATTCGATTACTAGACTCTCTAAATGTAATCTCATTATGACAATCTAATTGTCTATCTGTAAGTTGGTAATCAGCTAATGAATGTAAATCGTAATAACGATTTATTGAGCCTACTCCTACTGCTGTACTCTGCATAGATAGAGCTATCCCAATAGCTGCGGCTACCCCCCGAGCGATCCGCTTCAGCGGCTCGGGGTGAGCCCCCTTAAGGGCTCTAGCCTGTAGCGTACCATATCTGTCAAGCATGTGGATAACTCCCGCGTTAAATGACTTTTAGGACGGCGTGTCCCACAGGTTGTGTATAACTATTAAATACATGTAATCCCAATTTAGGTAGTACACAATTACGCAATACTTGGCGTTTATTAGCCAATTTATATTGGGTTAGATCAAACCCATGCAGCTCTGATAGTTGTGGTATTTGAGCAGAGCGAATCTTATCTTTCTCAAAGTCTGCATCTGAAATGTCATAATTAGCCCAGAAGTAGTGCCTTTGCATATCCTTTGTAGGCTTTATTAAAGGCTCATAATATGGTTTAACATTCTCCACAACCCAGCCACAATGAGCGTTCGCTTGCAGGAATAGAATCTCCTGATAGAGCTTCATGTCTGGATAGACAGGCTCAACGCCCCTGTATCTAACCCCTATGTTCTGCCTAAAGCTACTATGGCTCTGGCATGGCGGGCTCGACCAGATAAAGTCAAACTCGTTAAAGTGCTGGGCTAGATACTCATGAGCATCACCCACGATAAGCGTGTCTTGAGGATATAGGTCTGCATAGATAGCTGCTATTGCTGGATCATACTCCACAGCAGTTACCTTATGCTCATCAGACCATAACTTACGATTTCCCCCGATACCTGCATACAGATTGAGGACTTTCATTGAAACCTCACTATCATAGATGGAAATGGGGCAGGAGCTTTTCCTGCTCCAAACTTAATGCGCCCACGCACAAATGTAACTTCTGCATTAGGCAGAACTAGATCATGAAACCATTTAGTGTCTGTTCTAGCTGGCAATAGCATTACAACTAAATCACCATGCTGTGATGCCTTCAGCACCCAATCTTTGATTCCCCTGCCATAAGGCGGGTTACACCAGACATGACCATACCAATCAGCTTTGAGCCCATCCCTACGGCTTTCATCTAGATGGTCTAAGCCAAACCATTCATCGCATAAATGATTAGTGCTAGAAGCTGCTACATCAAGGTCGAAATTATGCACCTCATTCAGCTTGTCATAAAACGCTCTAGGCGTAGCCCAATCGTCTGTGAGACTAACTGGCATGTACGCCCTATTTATCTGTTGAATAGAACCCTGAACCTCTGAAATGGACTGGAACACTTGAATACACCTTTCTCATAAGTTCATTACAGAACGGACATTCAATGCCGTCTTGAACCTTGGATATGGACAGTTCTTTCTCTATGCGAGCATCAGCTTCGCAAAGGTCGTTATCGCATTGGAACTCGTATATAGGCATTACTTACACGTCCTGCATGGCACATCAACCAACTTCCACGATCCGCACGATGCGCATCTTTCAGGCTCTAATTCTACCGAATCTTTCTGTATATCTCCGTAGATTGGTAAGAGTAATTGCACCAAGTCACCAAACCGCATGAAAGCAAGATACTCGGAAGCATCTTCGCCCTGTCCATTCATACGACACACCACAAACGGAAGCTCTTTGCCATCCGCTCTCTTGGTGGCTTGGCGCAACCACTCTAGGGGCTGGAACGCCGACCTAGCCTTAACCTCAACATCGAACGGGACGTTGGTTATATCTTTTCCAGCCCCACGACCTACACCTGCGCTTCTCCACCAAGTCGAGAGATAGGCTGCAACCACTCGCTCGGTACGCAGACCTCGGTCTTTTCTGTGTCGTGTCATGCACGTCCAGCAGAGTTAATTGTTCCGCACTTGTCACACTTCCACTCGTGCTGTAATGCCCTTTGTTTAATCTGTTGAATCGTTGGTGGGGTATTACATAACTGGCAGATAATGGCAAAGCCTAGTTTCTGTAGATCATGAGCTGCTGCTTGTGCAGCTTGTAACTGCTCATCTGTAGGGAATTGCTCCCATTCATCATCTTGGTTACGGAAGTATAATTTACCCACGTTTTACCTGCTTACCCCAAGTGCCATCTGGCTTTATCTCGTACCAGATTGGATCACAAGGCACTTGACCCCCAGGCATATCTCTAGTGCTGGATTCTGGACATCTCCACATGCCGTATTGCTTACCAGCCTTAGAAGTTCCTGTCTTCCATACACGCGCACCATGGATACAGCTCTCGTCTGGTTGCGTGCCACCAAGGACAGCCTTGACTGTCTCGACTGCTGCTTCCATAGTCTGAACTGGTGCTGTCTCTCGTATTGTCCATGGATCATCTTCCTTTGCTACTGGAACATACTCCTTTGAGGTTTGAGCCATCTTAGCCTTTACCTCTGCCACGACATTCTGTGTCTTGGCTACTTCTTCCATGCTTTCCCTCGTAGCGGTCTTGCTTGAGCCTTTTAGCAGAATAATCGCCCTGCCTAAAGCTGACGTGGCTGTATCTTCGCAGTAATAGCGAGCCATATTGCGATTAAACAAGTCTCTAGCACCAAAGGCTATATTCGATACTGCTGGCATAGCGTCTGCGCTGTCTCGGTAGATTTCAGCTCTGACTCGAATATATCCATTCACAGGATCATGAAATTCTGTTACTAGGTTAGAGCGACCCATCGGATAGTTTTCAATAAACCAGCGATTGAGGGTTGCTACATCTTCGTAATCTTCTAGGTTAAACATAGAGTTCATTCTCCTCTGTATGTAGTTGCCCTGCTATGGCAACGTACGCCGCAAGGTCGATGTAAGTGTCTGGCTTTGCAGTTTCCATGCTTCTTGCGATTTTGACCAATGCCATACACATCGCCACCTGATAATCAGTAATGGGCATTTCGAGGTATGAAGCCCAGAGTGCGGCTGTCCTTTGCATATTGTCGCT